ATTTATTCCGAAACACATAGTTCGTAAAACAAGAACCAAAGCACAAGCTGGTGGTAGAGGTGGTGGATTTAAACAAGATGACCTTCATGTGTGGTTAGATTTAAAAGACGAAAAAGGCAACTGGTTACCCAACAGATGGAGACAATCTGTATTTTGGGAACTCAAGTCTGCTGACAACCCTGAAGGATTACAGACTGTAGGTCTTGATTTTCTACACATGGCTGAATCCCAAGACATCAAAGAAGCTGCGTGGAACAAAGTAAGGCCTACACTTAACTCACCTGGAAGACTGGGTAGGGCTATTGTTGAGGGTGTTCCTCCAGAGAGTTCTCAGCATTGGTTTGCAAGGAACTTTAAGATGGCAAAAGAAAACCCTTCTACGAGAAGGCAGGCTTTTCACGCATCAACCTTTGACAACCCCTACCTGACAGAAGAAGACAGACTTGAGATTGAAGAAGAGAAAGCATCACTTACTGAGGGTATATGGGAAAGATTCTACATGGCAAAGCAACCAGAAGGTGCGGGTAACTTTTTCAGAAACATCACAAAGGCATACAGCAAAGATGCTTACGAACTTATGCAGCCACTTGATGGTGTAAGTTATGTTGCAGGTCTTGACTTAGGTAGAGCCAACGATCCAACAGTTATGATTATCAAAGATAGAGTAACAAGAACATCTGTATTTGCTGTAGAACTTGCAAAGACTGATTGGTCGTTGCAGGTAGAAACAATCAAGAATGAAGCTATTAGATGGAACATAGAAGAGGTTTACATGGACTCAACAGGTCTAGGTGGTAAGTTGGGAGAAGATGTGCTGTATCGTGAACTCCTTGAACATTCTATTCCTGTCATAGGTTTTAACTTTACACCAAGCAAAAAGTATCAGTTGTTCTTAGATTACGCATTGTCACTTGAAAAAGAGACTGTTGCATTTCCACAGAGTTGGGGTAAACTAATAAGTCAGTTAGAAGATATTGCTCATAGGGAAACGGCAAATCGAGGTCACCAGTTCTATTCGGTGTCTGGAGGTAGGGATGACTGGGTTGATGCAGAATGTTTAGCCTTAATGGCTTGTGATCCTGCACAAGAAGTCATGGAACTACTTACAGCTCCTAGATCAAAACGAGGTATAAAACCTCTAAATAGCAACTACAGAAGCAAGGGTTCAAGGATCTTGAGGTGGAGAGAAGAGAGAAAACTCCTTGCGATGGAAGAAGAAGGAACTAAAGCCTTATGACAATGAGTTATGGTTCGGGTGCAAACAGCAGTGTCAATCCTGAAGAAGAGATAGCACGAGAAGGTGCGAATCCGTTAGAAGAGCCTTTACTTACTATTGAGTGGGTAGAGAGCACACTTGAAAGCGGAAGAAGAAAATTTGACACATTCTACGACAACTGCGAAGAAGCCGAAGATTTTTATTTATCAAACTTTGATTTTTCAGTTCCAGAGACAGGTTCACAGATAAGACTTGGAACTGCAAGTTCAACAATCAACACACTTGTTGCTCATGTCACTCCACAATTTTTAGATATATCAGTACCTCCGCCTGGCCCGAAAGGTCAAGCGAGGGCAGAACTGCTTGAGAAGTTTCTCAGGGGTGCGAATCATATGCTTGAGCAGTTCTCACCAACAAGAAGAGAAACAGCAAAACACATGGCACTATATGGAGTTGCCTTTGAAAAAACAGAGTTTGCTGCCAACAGATGGGAAGAGTTCCCTGAACCACCAGAAGATGGTGACATTGGTGATTATCAAGAGCAACTACAAGATGTACTTAACAGAAGAAATATAAACTGGCCTATAACCTCAACTTGTGTAAATCCAAAGATGATGGTTTGGGATATTAACAATATACAGAACCCACGATGGGTGATGCACTTTTACGAAATTGATGCTTCATGGGTAAAAGCCCACTTTCCGTCATGGGATGGACCTGTAGAAGGAACAGTGGAATTTGTGGAAACCTGGACTCACAGTCAAGTATGTTACATGGCTGAGGGCAAATTCGCATTAGAGCCGAAGCGACACGGCTACAAGACTTTGCCTTTTACAATGTACTGGCCACACACAGGTCTTATGAGTGACGGGTATGATCCCGAAAAACTCTACAGAGGTATACTGCATGGTAACTTTGATATGCTTAGAGCAGAATCAAGACTTGCATCGCAGTACCTTGATATTGTTGGAAACAGTGCTTGGCCTACTAGAGATTTCAGAGGTCCTCCTGGTATCACAGAACAGGTAATGGAACAGTATGAAGAGACACCTGGTGCTAAGAACTTCTTACCTCAAAATGTAAACATTGAAAGAGCAATCACACCAGATCCACCAAGTTCTATTGTGGTTGCACAACAGATGATGCAACAAGCTATTGAGGATAATACTGCACCTGCCGTATCAAGAGGTCAAAGACCAAAAGGTGCTGCAAGTGGTTATCATACGGCTGTTCTTGCAGGTATTGCTGCACTTAACTTTGGTGCGTATGTAGAAGCAGCACAGAGAGGGTTACAAGATAGAAACGCAATCATTTTACACATTATTGAGAATGTGATTCAAGATAAGGTAACTGTGTTTGGTAAAACAGAAACAGGCCCTATGGATGCAATCATAAGACCAAACGATATTAGAGGTCACTATGTAAACATGGTGCAACTTACTCCTACATCTCCAGAAGAACAGGAAAGAAAACTTAATCTTTACAATAGTCTTTGGAGAACAGGATTCATTGATCAAGATACTGCACTTAGAAAAGCAGGTGTGTCAAATGCACTTGAAGTAAGATCTAAGTTACTTGCAGAAGGATTCTTGAAGAGTCAGCAAGTACAGCAAGTATTGCAAGGTGAAGCGGCTAGAAGAGTACCAATACTGCAACAATTAGTTGAAGCTAGTGGTGCAGCAACTGGACAAGAAGCAGAACAGATTGCACAGAATATACTTAACACTCAAGGACAAACACAATTACCAAACCCTGGTAACTTTAGTGCAACTAACCAACCTCAAAGATCTCCTGCGACAGAAAGGGCAAGAGTAGAGACGAATATAAGGCCTGTAGTTCCAGGTAGTTTAAGAGAACAAGATTTAGTGGGTAGGCAGATAGCATCACCTCGTACTGGTAACAGAAGAGTACAAGGTAGAGATCTACCACCAGGATTAGGAGTATAATGGCAAAGAAGAAGAACACACAGATAGATATAGCTTTTGGAGAGTTTGACACAATGGTAGGCAAATTTTTAGAGCAAGCAAATATTTCATTCAAGGATGTTGTGAAACCTGAAATGCCAAAAGAAAAAACTAAAAGAAAGCAAAACCCCTTGAATATGAACAACAACCCATTTAGGATATAAACATGGCAAGATTTTTAGTTACATACACAAATGGAAGACAGTTTCCAATAGAAGCAGATTCACCAGCACAAGCTGGTAGGATAGCAAATGAACTTGCACAAGAATCAGGACAGTCAGTTCAAAGGGTAAATAATATTATAAATGCACCAATACAGCCTGGCAGCCCACTTACACAACCAGTTGTTGGTGACATAATTTCAGTTGGAGGACAAGATTTTGGAACTCAAAGACAAACAAGAAGTGCCGAAGTTATAGGTCAAGGGCAAGCATTTGTTCCACAATCTGGAGTAGGTGACTTGAACCCAATAGGTCTTGCACCAAGTGCACCAAGCTCAAATCAATTGAGTGCAAGAGAAGAAGAGAAAAGAAGGGCTAAAGAATATTTAAGTGTTTCAAGACCAACTATTGCAACTGAACTAAACAGAATAGACAACATAAATAACTCACGAAGAATATTAAAGGAAACTAAAGAATCTCCAAATGGAACTACTTACAGACTTTATGAGTATACTTACGAAAGAAGAACTGGTAATCCAATAACTGAGAATATTGTTATGCTTGTAAATGCAGATGCAGTTGGGCTTACAAGCAGGGCTGAATTAAACGAAACACCAGTTGATCCAAGTATTTTTGAGAGAGACATAATGCCAGAAATTTACAATCTTTCTCCAAATGATCTTTTGGTTACAGGTACAAAAACAGGTTTTGCTGTAAATGATATACGAGAAGCATACGCAAGAAACTCAAATAGAGATCTTGCAAATATACCAAGCTGGTTTACTAATACATTATCTTTAAACAATATTGAGTTTAGGCCAATAGAAACAGGTGATGGTTTCATACAATACTCAACAAGAGGTACTTCGGATGCAGATCCATCAGCATTAAATATAGACCTTACAACAGGACAACCCCTACCTAGTGCACCATCAGGTCCATTAGCGACTGGGCAACAAGAAACACCAACAGGTACTGAAACTGCACCAACACCAACAGTGGGTGATTTTGATCCATCAGTAAGTGCACCTGAAGGACCAGGAACAGGAGCAGCACCAATAACAGGAACAGGTCCTGGTGCAACAGCAAACCAGACTGGCAATATTGCAAGAATCGAAGATGTGCCTGGAGAGTTTCTTGATTTTGATGTAACTGATGCTTTATCAAACTTTTTAGCAACATCACCAGCTCTAGGTATTAATTTACCAGTAGATGCAGATGGTAACAGACGAAACATAACTCCAGATGATTTTCCTGGTTTTCCTCCTGAAATATTAGATCCAAACAATTTATTTATAAGAGTTACTGAAACAACATCAATTCCAGATGAAGATGGAAATATGATACCTGCAACTTCAACAAGAGTTGTACCAAACCCTGCTGTTGAACTTTTACTTGCACAGTACGCTGAAAGAGTAAGAGCATTGACTGATTTACAGGGTTCAGCAGATGATATATTACAGGCACAAGTAAGTGCATCTGGTGGTTTATTTGGAGGACCAACTGGTTCGTTATCACTTGAGCAATTAGAAGATTTAGAAAGAGAAACTAGATCAATACAGGCTTCAGGTGGAAGATTGGTGCAAGAAAGAGTCTTTGATGCAGAAGGACAACCAACAGGACAGTTTAGAGAAGTATTAACACCTCTTGGTCAACAAGAACTTACTCAAGAAGCACTAAGGCAATCTGGTGGATTATTAGGTGGTTTTTACACACCTTTGGATGCAAGTGGTCAACCCCTTGAAGGTGGTGGTCAAAGATTTGTGCAAGGATTTACACCACAACAACTACTGCAAAGACAAGAAGAAGAAGCAAGAAGAGCAAGACAACAAGAACTTGAAGTGCTTGAAAGACAAAGAGAAGCAGAGTTAGAGCTTGCAAGAATAAATCAAGCACCACAAACATTTAGGAATATTGCAGATTTATACTCAAACCCTGCACAGTTAGCTGCAATAGTAGCTTCAGGTGGCTCTCCTCTTCTTAGGGGTCAGTTGCCAGGATCTGTGCCACTACCGCAGACTGCTATGCAAACTGGTGCTATGACACCACAGCAAGCAAGTGCAACACCATTTAATATTACAAATCCAAGTGGAACAGTATTTGATCCAAACTTTCAGCCTGTTGGTGGAAGAACAATAGAAGGTGATCTTAGAAGACAGGAAGCAAACCCTTTTAATGTAAGAGATTTTTCTGGTATTACCGAGGACAGACTTAATAGACTTACTGACATTGAACTTGCAAGAGCACAAGGTGAAGCTGCTGCTCAAGGTATAACACCATTAGGATTAACAGAAATAGCAGCAGAAAATACACCTGGAGATACAGGGCCTGATCTTAGTGGTTTCTTAGCACCAAGAACATTATTCTACTAGGAGAGAAATGGTAAGTCCTTTTGATCCAAGATTTCAACAACTGCTAAGAGCTAGAGAAACTAGAGAGACAGCAAAAAGAGCACAAGAGATTGCTGAGACTCCGCAGTTTAAAGAGCCAACTACACCTCTAGGTCAAGCTGGTGTACAGAGCTTAGAGCAGAAGAGAAATGTAACACCACTTGTTGTTGAGCCTGAAAAGCCACAAGGTTTGCTTGGAAAGACTTTATCAGCGATTAGTTTTACTAGTGATGTTGGAAGTGCATTTGCAGTTCAAGCACTAACTCGTAACCCATTCCTTAGAAAACTAATTGAGTCCAGCCCTGAAACACAAAGACAAAAAGGTGGCATAGGAACAGAAAAGCCTGTTTATGAAACCATATCTCAAAGAAGAAGAGAGTTGCAAAAACAAGGTAACAGTTTTTTATCTAGTACAAGACAGGCTTACAACGAAGCAAAAGCAAATAAAGAGTTTAGAAGAGGTGCAGCGTTTACATCAGAGGTAATGTTTGACCCTCTTACATATCTAGGTATAGGAACAGTAAGTAAAGTTTTTAAAGGTGGTAAAGCTGTTGCAGATACGGCAGCGACTAAAGTAGCAAAGAAAAGAATATCTACAAAACGAGAAACAATAAACAGTATTGACAAGAATGTAGAAGAAACTCTTAGTTCACAAGGCCTAGGTAAAGTAGCAACAAGTCTTAAGAAAGTGCCTTTTGTAGGTGGGTTTGCAGAAAAGTTTACCTCTGCTGTAAGAGGTACAAACTTCACTCTTGATGTTTCTGATCCGATTCAAAGATTAGCAGGTAAGATTAACATACTTAGAGGTAACGCTGAGAGCAGAGTTGCTGCTGCTATGGGTGCATTGATGCCTGTAGCTGTAAAAAGCACCATTGGGTCTAAATCTTTCTTATCAAGGAAAACTGGTGTTGAAAAATTATTTCAAGTTGATGATGCAGGAATGATGGAAGTAACTTTAAAGAAGTCAGGTTTTGCAGAGGATGCAACAGGCACTAAGATAAACCTTGCAGGTATTACAGAACAGTTTACGAAAAATAAACAGACTGCTGTTAACTCACCATTTAAAAACACTGAAGGTAAAACATTTATTGGTAATGTGTTTGAAAGAGCCTTTCCTGTTGTAAAAGAAGGTGAAAGTCTTGATGATTTTGCTGTTACATATTTTAAAGAACGAGGTAGAAAAGATGCAGATAATCTTGGTTGGCTTGATTTAGCACCAACGGATTTAAGAAAGTTTACTGCTTATGAAGGACTATCTGATTCACAGCTTTTATACATGAGAAATGTTTATAAACACATTGACGAGATTGCAGAAGAAATGACTGATGCAGGTGTAGAGTTTGCAAAACTGTCACAAAAATTTCTAACCGAAGATGGAACAGTTAGGAGAAGATCTTACTTTCCAAGACAACTTGTATTCCAGGGGATGGATGAAGCAAGACAAGATGCAATCATAAAACAATCAGGATCTGCAATTCCTAAGAATGTAGGCAAGAGAAGGAAAATATTTGACGATGCAGAGTTTGATACTCAGGTAAGAGATCTTGTAGATAATGGCGAAATTAAAGTTGGTAACAGTGTTGACGGAGTTATTGAAGCGTATACAAGAGCTGCTTTTAAACTTATCGATGATTCAATAGTAGAAAAAGAATTAGCAACTAAAGTTTTTGAAAAAAAAGTAACAGGTTTTGCTATGAAGACAACTCAAAGAGCAAGAGTTTTAAAACAATTAAGGCAAGAATTAAAAAAACCTACGAATAAAAAAGCTAAACTGCAAGAAACACTTAGACTTGCAGGGATGACAAAATTTATTGACAACCTTGATGATGATTCTATTCCAAAAATTATTAAACAAATAGAAAAAATGGAACAGTTAGATTTCGGAAAAAACTATTTCTTCGATGTTGCCGATCAAGATTTCTTAGGAAGAATAGCAGCTCTTGAGGTTACAGAACCTGCACAGAAATTTAAATCTATTGGTGGTGCACTTGGTAACTTAGGTGACATCATGAGAGTTGGAAGAACTGGGTTTGACTTTGGTTTTTCATTACTACAAGGTTTACCAATACTAGGACTTGCTACATCAAAATTACTTACTGGTGGAGTTAAAGAAGCTGGTAATCTTTACAAAGCATGGGGTACATCTACTAAACAAGGTTTTAAGGTACTGTTTCAAAAAGAATCTATGGAAACATTTATGAAAGAAGCAGCCCAAAAGCAAATAACTGTTATTGAGAATGGTGAAGCAGTTACAAAAAGTTTACTTCAGGCCTATGTAGATAATGGTGGTGCATTAGGTAGAAAAGCAACTGATATTTATGCAGGTCTTGATAATTCAATATTTACAGGAGACAAAGGCAGAATACTTGCAGAAGGAAGAAAGGCACTAACCAATCAAACACTTAGAAGGTTTGAAGACTCATATACTCACGCATCAGATGTCCTTAGACTAAAAGGTTTTGAAGCTATGTACCAAACTGCCAACAAGGCAGATGGCGGATTAAGAGGTCTTACAAATTTTTTAAATAAGTCTACAGGTGCACTAAACCCAACAGAAGCAGGTATAAGGCCCAGTCAGCAGGCAATAGAAAGAGCTTTTTTATTTTTCTCACCACGATATACAAGAGCAAGTTTTTCTCTATTAGCAGATGCTGCAAGAGGTGGCGTACAAGGACAGGCTGCAAGACAGGCACTTATTGGTACTGCTGCATTTGGTTTAGGAACATATATTGCTATGGCAGAAGCATTAGGTCAGGAAGCTGATCTTGATCCAAGAAGCGGAAGTTTCTTAACAGTTAAAATAGGTGACGACAGGATTGGGTTTGGTTCTTTCTGGAGAAGTTTTACAAAAGCTGCTGTAAAGATTGGTGACAGTGCAATCACAGATGAAAGTATTTACGAAAAAGGTGTACTTGGTAATGCAGTTGATTATTTGCAAGGAAGGGGATCACCAGTAACAGGTGTTATCAGAGATATGTGGACAGGCACAAATTTTCTTGGTCAAGAGTTTGAAGATGCAGGTGATGTATCTAAACATCTTGGCACACAGTTCATGCCGTTTTGGTTAGAGAATCTTACCCTAGGTGATCCTTACAGAACTGGTATTGCAGGAACTCTTGGTGAGTTTGCAGGACTTAACGCAAGACCTCAGAGTGTCTGGGATAGAAGAAGAAGCAGAAGAGATACTCTTGCTTTTGATAAATACGGAAGACTTTACGAACAACTAAACAAAGTTGAAAAAGACACAATAAACCAAGATGAAAACATAGTTGAATATACAAAACTTGCAAGAGAAATATCAGATAAAAATAGTGATGACCTTTATGCCCAACAAGAAATTTACTACGATGAAAGAGAAAGAATAAGAAACGAGTACCAAAAAGACTTTGCTGAAGTTTCTGCTGCTGTACAAAATGGTTTGATAAGTATTAGAGACCTGAGAGACAGCGACAAATGGAAAAAACTAAATGCAGAGAGAAGAACAAGGTATAAAGACTTTTATGCAAGACTAGAACCAGGTGGTGATCTTGCTAAAGTACAAGAATATTTTACAGAAATAGGTGAAAAATTTGATGACAATCAACAGATAGAAGACCAAATAGCAGAAATTTATATTGAGACTGTTTTAAACAATGAAGCCTTTGATAAGCCCGAGGGTTACGATTACAGAGCAAAAGAAATCGCTGAAGCAGAGTTTATCAATTTGTATGGAACAGAGATGTATGATTATGCACAAACTTTTTTGAGGTCAGGTAAATCACTTTTGCCTTATGAAGCAGAGTTTTACAATGCAAGAAACCAGTTTGAGTTTTATTGGCAAGCTAGTGAACAAGCAGTTATTGAAAGAGAAGATGATCCAGCTTTTGCAGAAGCTGTGCTGAATGATTACCAAGCACTTACTGAATCGCAAAGAGTAACCTTTCTGAAAGAAAATGAAAACGCAAGCCTTGTTAAAAAACTCCAAAAAAGAATATCTAATGTAAAAAAAGAATTAAGAAAGCAAAGACCTGGACTTGATGGATTCTTGTACAGATGGGGTTACACAGACACACTTCAGAGTCGTGACAACAAAGGCCGTGAAACTATATGGGAAACTACAGGGCACATAGCTCCAGATGTTTATGAAAACGGAATTAGAAAATTTGGAGTTGACGAAACTTTAGTTTAGGTGTTATTTTTATATAAAATGTCCTACGGACAAAAAGTCCGATAGTAGAAGGAGTTACGGCTCATGGCAGACGAAAAAGAAGTTACGGCTTCAGAACAAGAAGAAACTGTTACGGCAGAAGAACAGCAGATAGCTGAACAAGTAAATAATGCTGCAACGACACCAGTAGAAGCTCAAGGGCAAGAACAGGAAGTCAAAGCAGAAGAATCTCTAACACCTGAAAAGATAGCGGAAATGACAGCAAAGGCAGCAGCCGAAGCCAGCAAAGAAGCACTTAATTCTTTTCAAGGTAGATTTGCGAATTACACAGCAGGTCAACAAAAAGAGATACAGGAGATGATCGATAAAAGATTGGAGCCTGTTATTAAATTTACTGAGAATGTTGAGAAAGCTCAGGTTGAACAGCTTGATCCAGAACAACAGGTTGAATACTACAAGGCTAAGTTAGAAGAGAAACAGGTAGAACCTGCACCACAAGTGCAAGAAGCTAAGATGTCTCCACAACAAGAAGTTCTTGCAGAAACAACCAGACAGATGATTCAAGACTCTGGTTTAAACATAGCAGAGACTGATGAAAAGGTTTGGAAAGGGTGGAATCAAAATATGTCTACGGCACAGTTGATAAGACTTGCTCAAAAAAATATAGACGAAATGGCGAAACCACAACAACCTGCTAATCAAGCAACACAACAAGAGCCTGCTCCTCAGACTCAGCCACCACCGAGTACGAGTGCAGCTCCGAAAGCTGGTAGTAGCAGAGTTTCAACTTTATCCGATTTATCTCAAATGATGGCTTCAGGCCAAATAGATGCTACACAGTATCGTGCAGCAAAAAATGAAATAAAAAATAAAGGTTACGCAAACCTATAAAGAAGGATAAATAATGGCAACAGGATTGACTTTATCGTCAAGTTCTAGTCTATCAGATCAATCTAGCATTGTGATCGCAGCAGCGATTGCTAACATTGAACCTGCTGGTCCTACAAACCAGTTGGTATCTAGGTATGATATTCCTCAAGGTTCTAAACAAGTTAACATCCCTATCTGGGGTAGAAACGATGCAGCAGCTTTATCAGAAGGTGTGGACATAACAACTCCTCAACAATTATCTGTAACAGTGACTAGCATAACTTCTTCTGAACACGGAATACTTACATTCGTATCTGACAGACTAACTAGACAAAATAACGAAGACATACTTTCTCATGTTGGAGATGTACAAGGTGGAGCTTTAGGTAGATTACTTGAAGACGACCTTATCACTCTATTCGATGGTTTTTCAAACTCTATCGGAAGTGCAGGAAGTAACTTAACTTACAGAGATATTGCAGGTGCAGTATCTTTCTTAAAAACTGACAACAACTCATCTTTTGGTATGGCTCCTGGTACACCAAATGCAGTAATGCACCCAGAACACATCAGAAGATTTGTACAAGAAGTATCATCTATCCAAGCAGGTGGTTCAGGTATGGCTGCTCAACCAATTCCAGAAGGAATTACAGCAGAAGTTATTCAGAACTACTTCCGAGGTAACGAAAGAGCTTTCGGTGTTCCAGTATACCAATCAGGTGTAATTGGAAGAGACGGCTCTGGAGACGCTAAGGGTGCTATCTTCGTTCCACAGGCTTTAGCTTTGGCTATGGCTCACGAAATGGAAGCTGAAGAAGAAAGAGATGCTTCATTAAGAGGTACAGAAATGGTAATGGTTGGTGAATGGGGAGAAGCTGAAGTAGCTGACCCTTGGGGTGTTGAAATGCTAGGTGCGGCAGACGCACTATAGGAGACTGAATGACTACTGAGCAAGATTATTATGTAAAGAAGATTGAGAATAATGACGATCATCTATACACAACTATCTTTGATTCTATAAGTGGAGATCCCTTCAAGGTGAAAACCGACAGGGTTGGTCACTACTTATCTAAGATGAAAAGACAATCAAAGCTCAGTGGTGAAAATTTAGTTTTCACTGGCAAATGGATACCAGCATTTGTCAAAACAGAAAAAGAAATAATTGGTTCTCCGTCTTCCAGTTTGACTGAAAGGGTTGCTCCTTTGGGTCAAGTTAAAGCTGGGAAACGCAGAAGAGGTAGGAGAGGTAGAAAGAAATGACTACTACAGTTCAATTAGACAGATGGAATACGATTGTTAAAGAAATCAAATTTGACAACAAGTGGAACGAAACTCTTAAGAATTATCTGAAAGAGCAGAAGTTAGACGAGTTGCCAACTCCTGAGTGGACAGAGAACGATCCTACCATGGCTTACATATACCTGCCTACAAGAGACCTTAAAGGTAATCTTGTTAGGATGGACAAAACCAAAGTCAGGATGTTTCCAGAGAGCATCGTTGGGTATCTTGAGAAAGGCGGACTGATGGAGCTCCCTAAAAAGGTTGAAGCACCTCAGAGATCGCAGAAGAAAGAGCAGCTCCCCAAGATGGAAACGGAGAAACCAACACTTGATAAAAAACTTGAAAATAAAATAGGAGACCTAAAAGATGAGTAACACTATGGGTAACAAGTATGAATCATCCAACGCAGAGACTCTATCTGGAGCTAAGAGCTTAGCCGTTACAGACGCTAAATTTCAATTCTTAGACCCAGGAGGTTCTGCAAGAAACTGTGATCTTCCTGACTTGAGAACAGCAACTACAGATATTAACTCTGAAGGAACTGGAACAGCAGGAACTACAAGATACGCAGACACTCAAGGTGGGTTCTTTGTAATCAGCAACACTGCTGATGCAGCAGAAGTAATCACTGTGAGAGGATGGAATGGTTCATCTACTACAGGTACAATTATGACTCCAACCCAAAATGAAACAGCAGTCTGCTACTGGACTGGTGCGACTAACGGATGGATCGGCATAGCTGGATCTGACGCATAATAAATGAATAGTTGTGGTGAGGGTCTGAGTTAAAGTTACGGAAATTTAATTCCCTTGACCCTCACTGCATGAGGAGAAAATATGGCATTAGGAAGCGAAGTCAATAAAACAGTTGCAGGTACAGCAGTATCTTTGACTGTTCCAGATGGTACGAACTATGCAGTTATGAGTATTGAGACAGCAGCAATCAGAGTAAGGCACGATGGTACAGCACCAACAGGAACAAATGGAGTTCTCGTATCAAACGGAGAATTTTTAGAAATTTACGGAGAAGACACTTTAGACCAAATACAGTTGATCAGAGACACAAGCACAAGTGCAGTTGTCAATGTAGCTTATGGTGTAGACAGCAGTGGTCTTCACGGAATTAGAATTAGTAAATAATGGGAAAGTATACTAAGTCTAACAACAATAATATTTTTAGAGATAAACCTGAGATTGCCGTCTCAGAACATACTGTTGAAAAAGATGGTAAGAAAATGAAGATGGTAATCCCTGAAGGTAAGATTGGATATGGAGATGTTGAGTCACACGCACAGATTGCAGGTGACTTGGCAAACAAACATTCTGGAGACACCAAAGCAGGAGAAAGGGTTTATGAAGAAGTTCGGAAACAGAGAGAAGAAGATAACGGATCTTCTGTAGAAGAACATAAACTTAAGATGGCTGTAAATAAAATGGCAAGTAGAATGCCTGTAATGCAGCAGTTTAAGATTCTAGATAACACTGGTCAGCATATTGCAACCGATTATCTATTTATGAAAACAGAACAAAGTGGCCTTACTAGACCTCTCAAGATAAGAGTGGATCGTGATGGTCGCACATCGGAGATACCTGTATAGTGGCAACAACAACACTTGATAATTTATTACCACAGTTTGGTAGAGCTATTGGAGCCTTCATTGGTTCTTTTACTACTACAACTGCTATTGCAGCAAACACATCAGTAGTATCTACGGAACTTACTGATTCTGGTTTTAACAATGATGATGCACTCAATGACACATTTATAAAGATTACAAGTGCTAACAATGATGACACTGTAAGGCGTGTAACGGACTATACAGCGAGTTCTGGCACAATTACTGTATCAGGTACTGCTTTGACATCAGATAGCAGCACACAGGCTACATTTGAGATTTACAGATATGACCCTGATCAACTAAGAGATTCTCTAAATGATGCAAGGTTTAATGTATTTCCAAGACTATACAAAGAAGTAAACGACAGAACTTTATGCCTGGCAGACACACAGAACAAGTATGCAAGGCCTTCATCTATTGCACCAGGATATGTAAGACAGATATATGAAGAGTCAAGAATAGATGCTCAAAGCTACGGAAACAATATTGTAAACACACTAAACTGTGACTTTGAAACATGGACAGACTCAACTACACCTGCTGACTGGGTAAACTCAAACTTTACAAGTATTACTCAAGAACAAGAAACTACATCACCAGATAACTACATGGTGTTTGCGGGCTCTAATTCAGCACAGTTTCAAGTACAGGCAAGTGCGGTTAACACAGCTTTACTTACAGTACCAAGTGGAACTAACTACAAAGGTGAAGAAATAAATGTAGGTATATGGGTATATTCTAAAACTGCAAGCAGAATATCTGCTGCAATACAGATTGATTCAGATTCCATATCAACAGGAACTACCCACTCTGGAGGTGGATGGGAAAGACTTACTCACACACTAGATGCAAAAGACTTAAACACAAGTATAAAAGTTGGCCTTCATGTGACAAGTGACTCTGATGCTTTCGTTTTCTATGCAGACGAAATGGTAGCAACAGCAGGACAAAGTGAAGTACCTAGTTTACTTGGAGCTCCTTTGCTTGACTGGAGAGAAGAAGGCGACACCATAGTTATTAAAAGTTCTATCTCTAATAGTGATAGAAGTCTGCACGTCAGAGGAATGGGTTTGCTTTCTTCCGTGTCCTCTGGCTCAGACACAATGGAAATAGACCAACAACAAGCAAGATTGTTAATTAATCAAGCAGCAGCATTGTGGTTTCAACAAGACATAGATCAACTAGACATAGCAGATTTGAATGCTGCACAGAGAAGACAGACACACTTTCAGAACCTTGTAAATCAAGGACATGGTGGTATGGCACCTTTAGCTTTAAAGAAAGGTGTTGTAAGCAGTCTTAACGGAGGTTACTAATGTCAACAGCTCCGTATAGTTCAGATATTGTATTAAGCAAAACAGATGGTTCTACCAATAAAGTAGGACTCAAACTATATAGAGATGCACCGAATGTGCCTGGAGGATGGAGAATAGATCATGTGTCACCTGCACCTCCAAGACAGGTAAGCGACTCAGCAAACTACCAGCAGCAATCTCCTGACATAGGATTAGTTCTTGATCAAGACTCTTGGCATAGAGGATTTGGTGCATCAACAATATCTAGGTTCGGAACTGCAACAGAAGCAAACAGAGCAAGAGCAAGGTACGGATACTCAGATGGTGTTCTTGGTATGTTTAGAGGTGAACTTGTACTTGGATACCTGCAAGATGAAACTGACATATTGATAAGAAACGGGAGATTTGAACAGGTTGCAAGTGATAGTTCTTTTGATTTAACAGATTATACAACTAACAATGCTACACTTACATCTCAAACAACTTATGTAAAAAATGGTAGCCGAGGTGGTCAGATAACAGCGACTGCAAATGGTGGTTACATAGAGCAAACTATAAACAGTCCAACATTATTTCAAAGTAAAAAAGTTTTTGCTCATGTATATTTACGAAGAATATCTGGTTCAGGTAATGCAAAGATACAGATTGTAGACTCTGCTGCTACTGCATCAGGTGATGAAATAACAAGCACATCAGCTTTTGCTGCATCTCAAACCAACATAACTGTTAACGGAAGTGCATCAAGTCTAAAAGTAAGAATAACTTTGTCTACAAGTGGAGATGTTTTTGCTATCGATGATTTAGCATTTTTTCCAGAAGGTGGCACAACATGGACAGAACCACAAGAGTTTAGTAGTAATATTTACGCAGCTTGTGGTAGAGCAATCTATAAATGGGATGATGGTAACGAAATATGGAACGCAGTATATGTAGACTCATCTTTCGTAATTACAGACTTAATTAGTTTTGATGGTGCTTTATATGCAGGTAGAGGTACAAGTGCAAACTATTTAAGAAGCACCGATGGCACTACATGGTCAAATCCCTCTACAAACAGTGGGAACGGAAGACTTGCTGAGTTTTTTGCAAGAGCTCGTAATGCCAGTGGTGATTTAGCTTTATTTAAGAGCAGAGCAAACCAAATATCCGTATCAACAGATCCATCAGACACTGCTAATTTTGGTAGTGAAATCAAATGTGGTGACTCAGATAGAGACATTACAAATTTATTTTCAGCTAATGACAGGTTGTATGTAGGAAGAGAAGATGGACTCTTTCAGTATTCAAGAAGTGCAAACAAGTTTCTTGATTTACAACCAGAAGCAAACCTTTTTCCAGACGATTCAAACTTTAAATCTGCACAAGGTAGATCAGGTGCAATATTTGCAGGTGGTGGTGACCAAGCATTTTTTAGAATTGATGTTGGAAACTTTGATGGATCTTATGTATTTACAGATCTATCGTATATATTTAAGGCCCCTGCGTTTAGAGGATTCGGTGGAAGAGTAACAGCTCTAACGCAAGATAGAAATAACCTCTTTGTCGCACTAGCAGATGATTTAGCATCTGAGAGTTCAGGTTTCCCGTACACTTTCCCTTATTCTTTCTCAGGGGCCAACTTATCAAGAACAGTCAAACTTCTTTCTGTAAGAACACAACAAGAAGAACCTGGTAGTCGTTCAGAAGATGTACCTCATACTATTGCAAGTTTTGATGTATCAGATATTAACGCTATGGGTAAATTCAAAGGTTCGGAAAGAACAAGCCTATTTGTGCTTGGTAATCTTATTAACGATGACTCATCTGATAGCAATAACAATAGAGAGCCTAGAGCTTTTAGAATAAGGATGCCTATAAGAAACGAAAACCCTGCACTTAACTCTGTAATTGAACACAGGCTTACTGGGGAGTTTTATACACCTTATGTAAACTTTAACTATCCTGACATAAATAAATCAGCGATAAAGCTAACACTTACAGGCTCAAACTTGTCATCAAGTAAAAATGTACAAGTATTTTATAAAGTAGACGATGACACGGACAATGACAATATAGGTTGGAATACATTTGGAGACGGAACAGTTACATCTACAGGCCAAACTCTTGTAGGTGACTTTGCATCTGCATTGATTAACTTTGACAGAATTAGATTTAAACTTGTATTTACAACAGATGATATTGCGGTATCACCAAGAATAAACTCACTTGTATTTCACGCTGCATGGAATCCAATCGATTACAGAAGATGGACAGCAGTTATTAAATTATCAGATAAAAGGTCAATGCAACTAAGAAGAGTAAGGTCTAGTTCTGTATTATCAACAGATGTTTCTACATTAGAAACTTTAAGAAAAGAGCCTTTTATAAAACTACAAGATCCAGACGGATCATCACATTTTGTAAATCTTAAGTATCAGGATGCTATGACATCCTCCAGGGTGTATGCAACAAGAGGGGTTGCACCAGATCAAACAAGATTGATAACATTAGAAATGACGGAGGTCAAAACAACATGAGTAATGAGTTTCAACATAAATCGGTAGGAAGTCAGATGACTCAGACCGAGTACGAGCATACTGACGGAACAGGACATATATTTGATAGTCAGGCCGCAGGAGATATTCTCTTTGCTAGTTCTAGTACAGTTCTATCAAAATTAGCCATAGGCACAGCAGGTAAAGTTCTTGCAGTAAACTCTGGTGCATCAGCTCCAGAATATGTTGCAGCACTTACAGGAGTTACTTCTGTTCTTAACGCAGCTTTGGTTGTAGGTAGAGATGCAGACAATGACATTGACTTTGCAACTGACAACAATATTATTTTTAGAGCAGGAGCTCAAGATCAAATAAAACTTATTGATGGTGCATTATCTCCAGTTACTGACAGCGATGTAGATTTAGGTACATCGTCTTTATATTACAAAGATGCTTACATTGATAGCATTACAACTACAGGCAACATTACACTTGGTGGTAACTTAGCATCATCAGGTGACTTTACAATAGACTCTGGAGCTGACATTGTTTTGGATGCTGATGGAGCAGATGTGCTATTTAAAGATGCAGGCACAACATACGGAAGTGCTACTAACAATAGTGGTAACTTAATTATTAAATCAGGAACTACTACAGCTCTTACATTTACTGGTGCTGATGTAGCAGTTGCAGGTGACCTAACTATAACTGGTGATGATTTATTCATGGGAACTAACACAGCAGGTCATTTGCTAATAGCAGATGGTACAAACTTCAATCCTACAGCAGTTGGTGATTTATCAGAAATATCTTCAGTTGCAGGAGACGATGTACTACTTGCAGTAGACACATCAGGTGGTGGATTAAAGAAAATTACAAGGTCAACACTTGTATCTGGTTTAGCAACATCAGGTGCAATATCAAATGTTGTAGAGGACACTTCACCAGAGCTTGGTGGCGATTTAGATGTTCTTACACATGGAATAGTAACAGGTGCTAGTAACAGAAACATAGCACTTACACCACATGGTACAGGTGTAGTAAGGATTGATGGTACAAATGGTGTAGACATAGAGTCAGGTGCAATATCAATAAAAAATAGTGGTGCAGAATCATATGTAAGATTTTACTGTGAATCATCAAACGCACACTACACGCAATTACAAGCATCACCACACTCTGCTTACTCTGGAAATGTAACAGTAGTATTACCTGCTGCTGCTACCAATTTAGTTGGTGATGACACAACGCAGACACTAACTAACAAAACGCTTACATCACCAAAGATAAACGAAGATGTGGCTCTTACATCAACTGCTACGGAACTTAATTTACTTGATGGTGTATCAGGATTGGTACAAGCTGACTTTACTAAGTTAGCAGCAATAGATGCTACTGCAACAGAACTTAATATTATGGATGGCAATACATCTGTTGGTACTACAGCAGTAGCAGATGGAGATGGAATTGTAACTAACGATGGTGGCACTATGAAACAAACTAGCGTTGAAACATTTGCTACATATTTTGGTAGTGAAATAACTGCTATGTCTAATCTTGTTACTACAGGAACATTAAACTCTGGAGCTATTAGTTCTGGTTTTGGAAACATAGACATTGGCTCATCTACATTTGACACTACAGGTGCAGTTGGTACGGGAACAATTACAGTTGCAGATGATTCTGTAATAAACATGGGTGAAGCAGGTAAAGTAGATTTTGGAGATAGCGACCCTGATGATGATGAAGCAACAGGAATAATATTTAGTATGACTGCATCAGAAACACTTGCAGTAGGCGATGTTGTATTTTTACACACAGATGGAAAAGTAAAAAAAGCAGACAGAAGTGCAGTAACTTCAATGCCAGCAATAGGAATCATTACTACTGGTGGTGCAGCAGATGCTACTGTTGATGTTATGGTACAAGGTGTAATGCACGATGCTTCAGCGTTTCCTGATTTTTCTAGCTCAATAGGTGCAGATGTTTTTGTATCTACAACTGGTGATGTTACAGCTACTGCACCATCAGGTGCTGGTGATACAGTACAGAAAATTGGTGTAGCAACTCATGGCGATAAAATATATTTTAACTTTAACACTACAGAGGTTCTACTAGCATAATGCCTGATATAAGCAAAGTAAATGGCGTTGAAGTCGGCAACATAAGTAAAGTAGATAATGTTGAAGTTGGTAATGCAGATACATTATTGTCAGGTTCATTTCCTGCACAACAATCAGACCCAGCACATACATCATTAACAAACGAAGATTTTGACTCTGGTAGAGCATACGCACCTGCTGTTGCTTACGATACTACAAATAGTGTAATGGCGTTTTGCTATGGTGATGGTAATAATAGTCAATACCCCTCTGTTACTTGTGCTACGGCATCTGGCACAACATTAACATACGGAGATACTGTAGTGCTAGATAGCACAGGTGGTGGTAATTCACATGGTATTTGTTATAACAATGACGAAAACAGATTTATGGGTGTATATGAAATAAATGGTACAAGCAATAATTATAATACTTTAAAAGCATTTGCAGCAGGTGTTGCTACAAGTGGTTCTGGTTCACCTAAGATTGAAAATGTTGCTACTGCTACTATTTATGACCCACATGCAACAGATGGTAGTAGCAATTACAATGGTAACCAACCAGAAGGTAACATGTGTATTTACGACCATTCAGATGGTGCATCTGCTGGCAGAATGTTAGTAGGTTTCAATAAAGGTGGCCCTTCAAGTGGTAGTTCTGTTGCTGGTAATAGATTTGACATTGTAGGTTGTGCAGTAACTATTACAGATGTAAGCAGTAACAACAACCTAACTATCGGTGCTTTAAGTGTTTTGGCAGCAGCAAGTGGAAGTCATTATGGTGATTTTTTATGGAGTTGGAACGAACAAAGAAATAAAGTTGTATTATTTTCACAAGATGTTTCTGGCACATACCAAATTCAAGCAAGAACAGTAACAGGTAGTGGTGCAACATTAACACTAGGAACTAATTATTTATTAGATACAGGTTCTGCAAATATTATGTCGCATAACAATGGTGGTGAAAATGGTTCTTCTGAAAGCAGATTTAGGTTAGATAACTCAAAGAGAGCAGTATACGATAGCACTAATAATTGTCATCATGTATTTATATGGGATGACACTTATGATGACTTTCATTTATTTAATTGCACAGTTGCAGCAGACGACACAATAACATGGACACAGGCAAATGGTTCACCAGTTAGGTCTAACGGAATCATAGCACAATACGGAAACATATTTACACAAGGTGCAAGTAGTGGTTGGGGTACAAGTTCATACAATACATTAGGACTTGCATTTAGTTCTGGTAGAGGTAGAGGTGCTGTCTTTGGTAATGATGGTACAAGTCATAGTAGTGCAGAGTCACATGTAGCAGGTTTTGTATACTCACCGACTACTGGTTATAATTTTACAGGGACTTCTTTTCAAGTATTTGAAAATAAACCAAAAACACAAGTAACATCACCAAGTGGTCATCATCATATATCTGATGATGGTTTCGTAGGTAAAAATTTATTTTTTGTTGGTCGTAACCAAGATAGTGATGGCATGTCAGAAATAATGGCATTTGATGCAGGAGTAGGTCAAAGAGCTGCTAGTGCTGGTATATTTAGTGCTTCAAATGCAACTTTATCTACTGCAAGAACTAGATGTGCTGGACTTGGTACATCAAGGATTGCATCTATGGTTATTGGTGGTCAAAATACAAGCAGTTCACAACTTAATACAGCAGAAGAATATAATGGTAGTGTTGTTACTGCAGCAGACGACACTTTATCAGTAGTTAGAAACCAACCCGGTGCTTGTGGTACTTTAACTGCTGGTCTTGTACAAGGTGGTTTTTCAGGTTCTACTGGT